CGTGTGGGACAGCGTGAGGGCCAGCGTGAGGGACAGCGTGTGGGACAGCGTGAGGGCCAGCGTGAGGGACAGCGTGAGGGCGTATACTTCTAACCAATTCACCTTAGAGAAATGGAAATACATAAAACACGAAAAAGGAGTAAACCCCCATCAGTGCTTAATAGACTTATGGGAAAAAGGGTTAGTTCCAACTCATGATGGAATGATTTGGTATCTGTTGGGTGGAAAGAAGGCAAAGATAATGTGGAAAGGTAAGATAAAATAAGGAGGTTTGAAGTGATACTTAACATTACTACTGTAACCGCATTAAAGGAAGAGGAAATCAAGATAGAGTCGGACAAAAAAACCGTAAACATCTTTATCTATGATAGGGTCGGGAAGAATTACATAGGTTTATATCTTACTCCAGAACAGGCGCAGATGGTCTCAAAGAAAATAGAGCATATTCTCATAGCGGAGACGTTCGGGGAGGGGAAATGAAAAAGACCATAAGGATTAGTGGCGGAATATCGGCAACAATAGCAACTGGAAGCTTTCAAAACCTCAAGCCTAGTTTTTCATGGGAAGAAGTTATAGAGGATTGTGACCTGAACGATACACAAATAGAGGAACGCATAAGAACCCTCTATGATAAATCATCCGCGATGTTGCATGAGGCCGAACAGAAGGCTATAGTTGAACGTATACAGCGCGAGAGAAAAGATTTAAGATTTCTACCATCCCCTAAAACAAAGATAATCCTACCCAGCGTCACCTCTATAATAAACTACGATGCAGACTTCTTTGTGTCAGGGGAAGACCTGGCTCAGTATTGCGCTCAGGGTAACATAATAGACAAGAAGGTAAAGCATTTTATCGCAGAACATAAATGGGTAAATGCAAAAGATATTAAGGACAACTGGACAGATATTGTTATATTGACGAAAGGGGGATTAAAACTTGAGACAGACGTAGGCGACTTCCCTGCTTTTCTTGAGAAATATTTTGTAGAAAATATGGAAGTAGGGAAGCGCTTCTTTTGTGATGAATACGGGTTCACAGGTGAGCCTGACTTCACAGGCATACCTCAGTTCAAGGATGCCAAAGAGGTTCCTACAATATTTGATGTCAAGAGAACGCCATCTTCGCACAGCAACGGACAACAGTTGGCAGCATATTGTAAGGCCCTGGGTATCAAGCAGGGTATCATTGTGCCACTTTCAGGAAAAACACAACAAGGTTATTCTAAACCTGTTATATACGGTGAGGATAAGCTCGAAGGTTATTGGAAAATGTTTTGTGCAAAGCAAAAGGAATTTAAAAAGCGGTATAACGTATAAGGGGGGCATATGCTTCGAACAACTATCAAAAAAACAATCGGAAAAACAATTTATCACTTTCAGGTAGAGGGTGAGAATTTACACGCAGTAGGCATGGAGCTTCAGAAGCTTGGGTTCAGAGATGTCTATAAATGCGGGAAGTGTAGCAGTGAGAGCCTATATCTAAGAGCATACATCACAGAGAAGGATAAGTATGAATACATCAAGATACAATGCGCGGAATGCAAGGCTAGTCTGACCTTTGGTAAAGCTAAAGAACAGAAAGACCTCTATTTCTTGCGTAGGAATGAGGATAAGAGTCTTGCCTGGGTAGAGTATAAGCCTAAGGACGGCGGAGGAGCAGTAACAGGCGGAGGCGTGGGGAGTCAAAAAGGCGAAGACGAGTCACCATTCTAACAAGAGAGGGATTATGAGAGATCTAGAACAGATTGAAAATTTGCGGGTGCAGAAAAGAAAAGAGAAGATGGAGCTAGAGAAAAGCCGAAGCATGGTAACCCTGGAGAAGATTAAAATATCCAGAGAGATACTAGCACTTGAAATAAAGAAAAAAGACCTGTCAACTACGATGGAGAAGGCCAGGACAAGTATAAAGGAGTTGTCCCTGGAGATTGATAATTTAACTGATGATTTTTGGAGAATGAAGAATGGGATGTGAGGATAATCATGCAATACTGCGAAAACTGTAAATTCTTAAAAGAGGCTTTCTTCAATCTGCCTTGCGGTTGCAGGAACGCTTGGTGTCACTTGCGTATCACTTGCGATTTTGTGAAGCCTAATAACTGTAAGTGGTATCACCGCCTGTGGTGGAAATTTTGGGTGGGGTGAAGTTATGGAGTGGTATCAACGTAAAATGAAAAAATGTAATCTATGTCACCAGACTAAGCCAATGAGTGAGTTTTATAAGAACACTCCATGTAAAGGTGGTCATATACACCAATGTAAGGAATGTCGTAAAAAGAAATCTTGGTATAATCCTCCAAACAAGAAGAAAATTTGGGATAAAACATATCGAGACAACAATAAGGAATTGGTGCGTAAGAGAGCGAGAGAATGGGCTAGAAAGTGGCGCAAGGAAAACCCTCAGTTAGCACTCGAAAGAGACAAGACATACCAAGTAAGATACAGGAAACAAAGAGCATTGTATAATAGAGAATACACCAAAAGACGAAAGAAAACTGATATTAAATTTAAGTTAAGAAGATACATGTCTTCAATGATAGCTTCTCGATTAAGGCAAAGATTGGCAAGCAAGAATGGTGAAAGGGGTCTAAAATATCTTAATTATAATATACCAGAGCTAATAATACATTTAGAGAAAGACTTTCAACTAGGGATGACTTGGAAAAACTACGGCAAGTGGCACATAGACCACATAATCCCAGATAGTCACTTTAATTATAAGAGCGTCTATGATGTTGGGTTTCAAAAGAGTTGGTCGTTAGATAACCTTCAACCATTATGGGCGGTAGATAATTTAAAAAAGGGGAAGAAAAAATGCGTTGTCCAAAGTGTAATACAGAAATAGTCCTGGATAAGGAGAAGATAGAAGATGTAATAAAAAAGAGCAACTATGGAAACTTTGCTCGGTTTGGGTATAGTGTGGCAAGGAAAAAATCAACAAAGGAAACAACTATACGAAACATAAGAGAAGAATTAGCTCAAGCACTTATAGATTATATGAAGGGGGGAGTATGAAGAGGATAGAAGATAAAGTAGTATCATTAGAATTAGCCAAAAGGATGAAAGAGTTAGGTTGGGATTATGAGACGGAGAGGTGGTGGGCAATTTTTGACGCTGAAAGTGGTGAGTTGGGAAATATCAAAGAAATAGCTAATTTAAAAGGAGATTTTGAAGATTGCATATCTGCCCCTGATGTAATAGAGGTGGGGGATGAGTTGCCTTGTGGATATTATTCTATTAGAGAAGAAATAGGAAAGTGGGAGTGTTGGTTAAGAACAGAAAAGCAGAAAGTTGAAGGTAATACCGAAGCTGAGGCAAGAGGTAAGATGTGGTGCTATCTAAAAGAAGAGAAGTTGATATGAAGGGGGGAGTATGATAGACGATAAACTTAATGAGGTGTTGAGAGAGTTAGTATTATGGCAAAACACAGGTGCTTCTGTTGGGGAAAAGGTTGCTTATACCCTATCTGCCATTAAGAAGATAGTGAGGGAAGAATCTGAAGACTTTGAAAAGTGGTTTCTTGTGAATAACTATAATAATTATGGCAGTAAGAGCCAGCATGAGATAAGAATGGCGATAGATGCCTATGGTCAGTTATTACGCAGAAAATTAGGGGCGTAGTCAAGAAATACTTGACAACTCGAAAGGGAAATAAAATGAAAAGAACTGTTAAAAGAAAAGCACAGGCCAGTAAGGTAAGGGATTTACTTGGGTTCCCAATGGAACGAGAAATAGGTGAGATGAGATGCGGGGGGTGTAACCCTGATAATGACAGAGGGTTTAATGACGCCCTTGAGATATGTGGCAATCTCGACATATAGGACTTGTGATATATGTAAACTTACATTATGTAATTTAACATAATGCGATACTTCATACAAGAAATTACCACCCAATATTCAACAAATATGATTAAAAACAATAAACAAATTCAATATATACATTGAAATGCGACATAAACATAGTGTGACTATGTATATTAGCTTCAATAAGGAATAGAGTAATTGAAGCAAATAGGGTAAATGTTCACTATTAACTGTAATACAAATAGGTAACGAGAGTAACCCATTTAGGTTACAAACTATAAATTTATAATTAGCACAGAATGTCAACGTTTAATGCACAATTCAGTCAGTTAGCATATTCATAAATAAAGTGAATCGGGTGAGTAATGGGTAAAGGCTCGAGAAGAAGACAAGAAGATTCAAAGAAGATACGCGACAACTGGGACAAGATTAAATGGCCTGAGAAAAAAAGATTAAATAAACCCTTGACAAAATAGGGAACGTGTGGTATAATATATAAGACAATAAGGTAGGAGCGAATCTTGAGGGGATTAGCTTTATTCAGGTTGTGAACCTGGACAGGGCGAAATCCCCTTTTTTATTATGATAAATAATATAACCCCAAAAGATGCAGATAAATTAAATGAGATATATACCTGGGCCTCAAGGCTAATATATATTTTAGAGAGCATAAGACCCGACATAAAAGAAAAGACTTATACGCGTGTTGCGAAAACTGCAAAGAGATGTTTGAGGATGACTTATCGATTGCCATGAACTCAGTAAGATGTCCGGATTGTGGTAGGATGTTAAGGCGCGGGATATACAAAGATGAGTTGGGGATGTATCCAGGTGGATAACCCATCAGCATGTACATTAGGATTGATAATGATTTTTTTAGTATGTGTCTTATTGAATAGTAACGAACCGCCGAAGGTGGGGTAAGCATGTGGATGATAGGTGTGGTATATGGATTATGTATAATAGTGTATTTGATGATAAATATATAAAAGGTGCAAGATATCGGAACAACTGCCGAAGTAGCTTAATTGGTGAAGCACCTCACTTGTAATGAGGATATTGAGGGTTCGAGCCCTTCCTTCGGCCCCAAGAGGATAAAGAGATGGCTATACCAGAACATATAAAAGAAGAGATAAGAACAAAGGCCGGGCAACCGATGAAGTATCAGACCGAAGATGAGCTAAAGGTGGCCATAGGTAAATACTTTCTGAATTGTGAAGAGAAGAGTAAGCCTTTGACCTTAAGCGCGCTCGCAGTGGCCCTAGATGTAAGTCGAAGAACCATAACCAATTATGGAAAGACGGATAAATTCTTTCACACTATAAAAAAAGCCCGGGAAATGTGTGAGGCTTATGCAGAGGAATGTCTATATACAAAGAACAGTGTAGCGGGTGTAATATTCAGCATTAAGAATAACTATGGGTGGGTGGATAAACAGGAGATACAGCATTCAGGAGACACAGAGAAACCAATAAGCATTAAAGTAAACGAGATGCCAACAGATGCTATTATAAACGATGTGATAGCCAAGCTAACTGAGAATACGAACTGATGGACGCAATAAACAACCAAAAGCTATCAGACTATAAGGCAAAGTACCTTACACGAGAGCTTATTAAAGACGGTATGCCAATACCAGACTGTAATGGTTGCATCAGGCCGGAACAGTGCTCATTTAAACAGACAGGAAATTGCTCGCCTGGGGTAAAGAATGACAGACAGAGTCTTAAGAATAACAAATAACATGAAAGACTATATAATGGATGGCGCAGAATGGTATTTACCAAACACACATAACTCGTTTATATCTTATTTTAACCACTATAACTATAAGAATATGAAATACCATGATTATGTTAAGCTTATAGTTAGGGACATAAACTCATTGAGAGGCCATTAGAGCAACAATATGAGACTTGATTATCCAAAGGATTTAGCGAAAAACCTTAATTTCAGGGTAGATATAAGAAACCGTTGTATAAATGACCCTGTGTTAAGGCATGAGATGAAAGAACTATGCCGGAGGGATATACTGACATGGGTCAATTTGTTCTGCTGGACGAAAGACCCGAGAAAGTCAACGCCAGTATTACCGTTCATAACTTATGACTATCAAGACAAGTATATCCTTGAGGTAGAAGACGCAATAGATAAGCAGTATGATAGATTATCTGAGAAGTCCAGAGACGCAGGGGCATCCTGGTGTATCTTATATGTTCTAAATCATAAGTGGCAATTTGAGATAGGCTCAGATTTTAGGGTAGGTAGTAGAAAAGAAGAGTTCGTTGATAAATTAAATGTCATTGATACGTTGCTAGAGAAGGTCAGATTCAACCTGGCCAGGCAACCGGGATGGCTATTGCCTAAGGGATTCACCATTAAAGACCACGCGGGATTCATGCGCATAGTGAACCCGGAGAATGGTAACACAATAGTAGGTGAATCAGCAAATCCTCATTTTGCATCAGGTGGCCGTAGTAAAGCGGTGCTGATGGATGAGTTCAGTAAATGGGATGTAACCATAGCTAAATCTGCATGGTCGGCTACTGCGGACGTAACAGGATGTAGGTTACCCCTTAGCACCCCATTGGGCTCTGGAAACAAGTTCGCGATGCTTGCCCATGGCACAGAAGAGAAGATAGTAAAATCAACATTACACTGGACACTACATCCCAACAAGACCAAGGGATTATATTATAAGAGTGGAGTAGAAAGTATACCAATACTAACTAAGGAAAAAGCCTTTGAGCTATGGAAGATAGGATACGAAGTAAGGTCTGAGTGGTATGATGCTGAATGTGAGCGCAGAAGTGAATCAGATGTAGCACAAGAGCTTGATATTAACTACTTAATGTCAGGTTATCCATTCTTTTCAATGAAGGCCTTAGCATTACAGAAGATATTTCCTCTACATGTAAGGTCGAATGAGATAGAACCGATACCGTTTGAGAGACATATACTTATAAACTTAATAGAGACTGATGGTAAAATAGAACCAAGGGACAAGGATGGCTGGCTGAGAGTATATGAATACCCAGAGATCGGCAAGCAATACATAGTAGCAGCTGATACCTCAGAAGGCCTGGCCAAGGGTGATGAGGCTACAATCGTTGTAAGAGAGAAGTTCACCAATGACATTATAGCCGTAGCAAATGGCGCGTATCCTCCTGATGATATAGCTTATAAGATTCAGAAGGTGGCCAAGTGGTATAACGTAGCGCTTACGGCCCCAGAGAATAATAATCATGGGTTCACAACATGCAACATCTTAAGGAACCTTGATTGCAACTTGTATCATACAATGACCCAGGGCGGGGATGTTAAGAAGCCTGGATTCACAACCACAGCGCAGACTAGACCCTTAATGCTTGACCTATTAGAACAGCAGATTCGCAAGAATGAGTTTGCAATGCGTGATGAGATACTTATAAAGCAATGTCGGACATTCGTGAAGAATCAGAAGTCCGGTAAGCCTGAGGCAGACGGAGACTTTAAAGATGATGTTGTCATGGCTTGCGCAATATCCGGATGGATGGTTAAAGAGCATCCGTTCCAGGCTAAGGCAGATGACAACTCAGGAGCCCGTAGAAGAAAGATTGAGGATTTCAAGAAACCCGTAGTGAGGTTCAGGTGAGCTTTAAAGGTGATGTTAAGATAATAATTGATGTTAGGGCTATTCTTACTAAGAACAAAGCTCGAAGCGGGAATTATCTTGTTTCCTCTAAACAGATTTTAGATTACATAAAAGCTATAGATAATGAAAAGGAATTAGATAAATACTTAAAGAAAGCATATCAGGGAGCCTTGAAATTTTTAGACACTGTACCTGATTATTATAAGGAGCACTTTAAAATATGAACATGGGAATAATAAGAGACAAAATACTAGCAGATAACCATAAGGACACCGAGGCAACGGAAGAACAGAAGTCATCCTATGCCAATGGAGTCCTTGATTACCATAATGCAATTATAAAGGAGCTGAGTAATGGTTAAGAAACCTGAAAAAGATTATACGCTCAAGGTCAATACAAAGAAAGACGATGACAAGGATGAGACGCTACCTATTTACATGGATAGGATTAAGCTATCTGAAGACCAGAAGACCAGACTTGTCAAAGAGATATACCTTGAGAGTGATGAAATAGAATCAGAGTGGAGGGCGGAAGATGTAATAGGCAAGTTCGATGCCCTTGACAACCAATATAAAGGCAAGATAGAAGAGGACGAGAGACGGCAGTTCAATCTATCGAAGAATGTAACGAAGTCCAAGTGTAACAAAGTAAGCAATATGACGGTTCAATCCTTCTTAGAGACTGACCCCAAGTATTCAATAACACCACGGCCTGAGTTCGAGAAGCAAGGTGGC